ACTTACAAATATATTCTTTATAGATTCCCAAATATTTATGGCACTTTCTTTAATATTAATCCAAACAGCAATCATAGTATTTTTTGTGTCTTCCCATCCACCAGAAATCATGGAGGTAATAAACAAAACCGGCGCAAGTATAACATTTTTTAAAATCTCAAAGACGTTTTTACCAATCTCAACTAAATTATTCCATAAGGTCTCTAGATAAAAAGTAACATGTAAAAATGCATTCTTTATACCTGTAATCAATGGACCAGCAACTGACATAATAGAACCTTTGATTCCATTCCATTTTTCTCTGGCTGAATCTTTTATACTTTGCCAAGTATCAGAAAACCATTTCTTCATATTAGACCATGCATTTTTTACACTATCGACTGCATTTCTTGAAGTCTCTACTGTTTTATCAAATAAACCTGTGGCCCCATCCTTAATACCTTTCCAGGTGTTAGAAAACCATTCCTTTGTTCCTGACCAAGCATCTTTGACACCCTCAACTGCATTTGATGCCATTTCTTTAGCAGAATTCCAAGTATCAATTCCCCAGTCCTTTATATTTTTTAATACACCAATTACGGAATCTTTCACATCATTCCAAATAGATATAACCTTGTTTCTAAGCTCTTCATTGGTTGCCATAAAGTAACCGAAAACAGCTATTGCACCAACGACTGCACCAATAATTAAAACAAATGGATTAGCAGCAGCTATTGCCCCCATAATCTTTAATGAATTTCCAACGCCAATTATGGCATTCTTAAAATTATTGAAGCTTTTTATTATTGCTGGTATACCTTTAAGTTGAAACATGAACGCTCCAAAAGCGGTAGCTGCAGGAACAAGAAAGGGCATCATGAATTTCAAAGCAGAACCAAATTTTTGAATTTCGTTAAATAAATTACTTAAAAATGATACTGCTGTAGGAATATTTGCAGCAATTACTTTTAAGAACGATTCCATTGAACTGCCCACTTTATCAATAATTCCCTTAAATCCACCTAAATCTGAATCTACTAATGCTTTATTTAATCCTTCTATTACCTCACCAACACCACGTGTAACAGCTGTTTTTGCATTTTGTATAGAGGTTTTAATTCCCTTAGTAGAATCTTTAGCGATTTGACTTAATGATTTAAGTCCTCCGCCACCTTTGGTATCCATTTCTATTAATTGATTTTGGAATTCTTCAACAGAAATCTTACCTTGAGATAAACCTTCTTTCAGATCTCCCATTGTAATTCCCATCTTTTTAGCAATAGCAGAAAGAGTAGGTCCAAGTTGAGCGTTGATCATTGAGTTCCAAGTTTGTGCGTCTACTTTTCCGTTTGAGAAACTTTGAGATAATTGAATAACAGCTTCATTAACTTGATCAGTTGAACCACCGAAACCAAGAATTCCATCATTTAAAGCTTTAAATATTTGAGTTGAACGAGTTAAATCACCTGTAGAAGAAGCAAGAAGTTGAACATGACTTATCGCATCATTCAAAGCAGTAGGAAGTCCTTGAATACCTTGAGATAAAAGCCCATTCTTTCCGATATTCTTCATAATTTCTGAATTACTAAATCCCATATTTTGGAAATTTCGTAGAGCGTTATTCATCGTATCTACTCGATCAACCGCTCCACTTATGGAACCCTTGATTAGATCAAAGCCAGCTCCTACGATTCTAGTTACTCCGCTAGCTAGAAAACTTCCAGCAAATATTTTCCAAATACTACCTAATGAACTGCCACTATTTCTACTTTTTCTTTCGATTGTTTCATCAAAAGAGTTCAACTTTTTGACAGCATTATTCATACCGGCAGTAAAACCAGATTCATCTAGTATCATCTTCAGAATTAGGTCATCGTTATTCAAAGTATCACCTCCTAAAATTGAGTGAAATTATCATAGTACTCAACATCTTCATGCTCTTTTACCGCATCTCTAAAAGCAAAAAGACGCATTAACTCATCCAAGTCAGTACGTTCAATTTCTGGTAACGTCCAACCTGCTTCGAGTAATTGCGTCTTTATATCTAATTCTCGGTAAGTAATCGAATACTTAAATGAAGGTGACTTGAGCGCCTCACTTACTTTTTTTTCGTCTCTGTATAAGTTTCATCAAAACCTGCAGTAACAGACTTCAATAATTTTCCTGTCAATGAGGCAATCTCACGAGCATCAATTCCTTTGCAATAATCTTCACCAGTAAATTGTCCCTCAAATAAAGTATCTGCAATAAATGAATAAGCACGACTTAAAGCTTTTTTAACTGATTGCTTATCAGTCGCTGTTTGCATTTCTTCCATAACTCCTGCAGCATCTTCTACAACTGTTCCTGGTAAAAATTCAGCAGATTTAAATTGTACTTGCTCATATTTACCTTCTTCGTCTTTTTTCGTTAATTTAATCGTTGTTTGATATTTTGACATTATTCTGTACCTCCTGAAAGTTCTGCTTCTTCAATTGGAATTGCTACTTTTGTAAACCAATTTCCGATCATTGCTTTATCCACGCCTTCATCATCTTCATCAACTGAATACATATATCCAAGTCCTGGTACATCTACAAATGAACCCTTCCAAGTTGGATGAGTAAAACTTACTTTACTTCCTTCAATCGTTGATGTTTCATCTGAATCTAGAGCAAACTGTCCTTTATAAAAGACCGTATAACGGTATTTCCCATTCGATTTTTTACGTCTATATGCAAACGCACCATCTTGCGCAATATCTTCTCCAGAACGCAAGGCACCACCTTTAACAATTTTCCCTCCAGTAATTGTAGATAAAACTTTATGAGTATATCCATTTGCTTCCAGTTCAACTTCTGCACCACCAAAAGCTGTAAATTGATCTTGAACCACTGAATCCCCATAATCTTGTGTTGTTTCATAATTAGCTGTTGGTTTGATACTTACTGCTGTTCCCATTGGCAACGCAGTACCATATACCGGAAAATTCCCTGTCTCATCTTCCAAAGGAAACCAAGTAGGTTTTTCGACAGAAATAATTCCGGTTTTACTTCTTTTTTCTCCCATTTATCTTTCACTCCATTCAATATATTGTGGAAATTCTAATGTAAAACGAATATGTTGAACACCATCTGCTTCATCAGGTAAATAGGCTTTTGGAAATAATATTTGCTCATCGATTGTAATCGTATTAAAAAAAGTCCCACAACGTGAGACTAATTCATTAATTAAATTTCTATTAGGGTTATTATCAATCAATGCAATATCAATTAAGAAAGAAACATTTTGAATATCAATTCCTACATTTTCAGTTCCAGATTCCATTACTGATAAAACGAAATAAAAATCTTTAGTTGACTGCATAACTGAATCAAGATATATTGTCCCATCAGGATAGATTTCTTTTAATTTGCTACTGATTGCAGCAATGATTTCATCTTTCATGTTACTTTCCTTTCTTAACGATTTTTATTGCCATTTGTTTAAATCTTCGAGGAATATAAGACATATTTGCAAGATTCGTTGCACGAGTTAACATGAATTTCCCTTTGACAAAGCCACCATTTTTAGTCCTATGACCTTCTTCTACATATTTAAAATAATGTTCATTGTTTATAACTTCTCCAACAATTCGACCGCTTGATAGTTTTCTAGCTTTTACTACACGATATCCTCGCCTTAAATTACCTGATTTTACAGGAGTTAATGGTTTAGCTAAACTAACGACTTTATTCATTGAATCGTTAACGAAGGATATTCCTTCTTTTTGAGCAATTACAGTCATATTTTTAAAATTCTCAATGATCTTTTCTGCATTTGATTCATATTTGAGATTACCCATTTTTCTCACTTCCTATCAAATTCACTTCACAATGACTAGGATAGTAAAAAGGCTTAGTAGCAAATAGAGAAAAAATTAAGCCACTGGCCTTTTGAGTTATTGTTATTCGATCTCCTTTTTTTAGTTTAATCTTAGGATGAACAAATAATTTATATGTGTCAGTTGAAACATTTACCATCTCTCCATCTTCTATGACTGCTAGTCCATCGATTTGACCTTGTGAAAGAGCGCAAGAAATAGGATTATCATATACTTTTTTGTAATCTTGAATAGTAATATTTGTATTAGAATCTTCAATGTCCGTCAGTCTTTCAATAATACAACTATCTTCATAAGTAGTTTCTAAAATATCTGCTTCATTCATTAAAAAAACTCCAATCCTCCACAACCAATAACTCTTCGTATCAAATCACCATAGCCTAGAAGTAACTCACTAACATCATTTGTTGTTGAAGCATAACTAATCGTTGTATCGCCACGTCTAACTGAAGATACTGTTTTTTCTGATTCATTTTTTATTATTTTATACAACACTTCACTAATCACGCTTTTTAACTTTTCCCATGAAATATCATTTTTACAAGTGTTGTATGATTCAATTTCTAGCAAAATTATTTCTAATAAATTAGTTATGCGTTCTTCACTCAAATCTGGAAAATCTTCTTTTGTAGACTCAATGATTTCCGTTTTTAGCGATTCATCCATCAGATCACTTCCTAAATTTCATTAACATCAATTGCATCTTCCAAAATTGCAATTGCTTCTTTATCATCTATAGAAATGATAAATTCGTTATTTGAATCTGCTGTGATAAATCTACGAGTTTTAGGATGAACAAACCCAACAAAATTTTTAGTTTTACCTACTCTATATTTCACGACTTCATCTTTTTTAGTTTCATCTTTTTTTACCACTGTAATTCCTCCTATCAAAAAAGGGAGTACTAACTCCCTTTTATTCAGACTTTAAATTTAAAATTGCCCCAGAGTTTGAAGCATTGTATTCAAGAGAGTATTCACCTACAAGACCGATACGTCTAGAATCCGTTGTTTTTGCAAGTTCTTCTGCTCTCCATTCACGTAATGGACGTAGTTTCACATAATTAGTATCGATTGCGGCAATTGTTCCTTTTGGCAATGATGGTTCTAGTAGAGCAATACCTGTACCGTAATTAGACACGATATTTCCAATTTGCAATCCAAAAGTTACTCTTTCCCCGAACTGAACAATTTTTGTTGATTTTCCATCTAACTCATCAGTCATTAACTCCTGCATATCTGGAGAAATCAAGCATAGTTTTTCTCCCATATAACCTTTTTCATACATCAATTTAAATAAAGTATCGATATCTTTTCTTGTTACTGCACCCGCAGTGGCTGTTTCTGCCTTATTTGCTGAATTGATCAAGTTCAAAATCCCATTCATTCGACGACCTTTAGAACCATTTTCATCAGCTTTTACACCAGTAATCAATTTTCGGTTCAAATCAATTTTCATTTCCATACCACGTAGTGCTACTTGATTAGTTAATTCATTTCCGACTCCATTCACATTAATAGCATCTAATGTACCAGATACAGAGGTTGATTTTCTAAAAATTTCAGTATAGTTGTTAAACCAAGTTCGACCTGATTCAGCATCTGGATATTCTCCGCCCTCAAGTTTTTCAGAAGAATCATCGTTGTTGATATCATATTCACGCCATTTAATTTCTGTCGAGTTTGCTGGCTCTGTTTTTCCAGCACCAAGTAAATAGCTTAAAAAAGGTGTATTTGGTACTTGCATAGCATTAATCGCTGGTGAAATATCCAAATACTCTAAATTATTTAAAGATGTTTTTTTCATAATTTTTCACTCTCCTAGTTAAATTGTTGAAGAATTTGTCCTAATTGTTCTTCTGGATTTGTTAATGTTTCATTGTTCTGCTGAACCTGGTTATTCGATTGTTGAGTTCCACCAAATGCAGACTTCATTTGTAGTTCTTTTAATGCATCTGCATGTTTCTCATTAATTGCATTCAAAACACTTGTAAAACCTTCAACAGCATTCTTAGTGAAATCTGTATCCGAACTAACAAGATTATTTAGCATAAATTGAGAAATAGACTCTTTTAACTCTCCATCTAGTTCTAATCCAGCAATTTGTTCTGCAACAAATGCTTTATTATCACTTGTCACACGCAACGCTTTTTCTGCTTCAAATTCAGCTTGTAGTTTTTCCAGTTGAATTTGCTCAGGTGACTTGTTTTTCTTAGATTCCTCATATTCCTTGATGGTATCCTGTTTAATTTTATCTAAGTTATTTTGTTTCCAAGCTTCCAATTGTTTGTCGGCAACACTTTGAGATTGTGACTGAATAAATTTTTGAGCTTCTTCATTGGATTCCACAAAAGATTTGAAGTCATCAAAAGAAAACTTTTGATCGTCACCTTCGGCAAAGTATTGCAAATTCATTGGCATTAATGATTTGTGTTTCATGCTCATTCTCCTTTCGCCCCACGATTCGTTTTCACGCCCCGCATTGCTTTGAGTTTTAATAGTTGCGCCCCACCATTCAACCAAGCCCAGTATTGCGCTAGTTTAACGTCATTTCGGACAAAATAAAAAAGCCTAATTACTAGACTTTCCTTCTTTGTAGTCAGTTCTAACAACAATACATCCCATCTTTTCATACCAATCAACTGTTTCTTTTAAATTTGGTAATGAATGAGATAATAATTGAATCGTTAAATTAACGGTATTCTTATCAACTGGAGTATTATCTTGATAATTAACAGTTTGATCGCCAATAACCACGTAGGCATAATTGCCATTCCAATGGTCTCTCAAGCCATTAGGATGGTTCTCAGACTCAATAGCTGTTTTGTAGGCTTCTGCAATATCAGCATTTACATTAATTGTTAGTACTGCTTCAAAAAAATCTTTCATTCTACTTCCTCCGTTTCAAATTAATTCCAAAAGAATCATGTGCAAACTCATCTAATAAATCGCCAAATAAACGGTCATATTCTTCATCAATATCCTTTCCTAATTTTGGTAAATTAGGAACATCCGTACATCTACAACGACTATGGAAAGGTGCTCGATTTTCACCTATGACAGCATCTTTCAGTTTATAGGGATTCTTACTTGCCTTTCCTCCACAAATCCGGCAAACTCTCTCATCTTTTGCAGTCAATACGTTGTATTCCTCAATACCTGTTTCTAAATATGATTTTTCAATACCATCTTGTGCAAATTTTGCATACTCCGTTCGAACGAGATTTTCTATCGCTTTGTTATACTTTGATTCTTCTAACTTAAACATGTCACAAATTTCTGAGTCTAATCTCATGGTGTTTAATGCGTGTATAACGCCTTCTCCACTAGCAACACTTTTTACAATAGCATTAGAGAGTTTCTGTTCAAGCGATGAAATATTTCCCCAAAGTCTTCTTGAAAATGTCTTTCCTGACCATGGATAGTTCAAATAATGTTTAATTTCATTTTCTGGTAAATAATTTGGTATATCAACGTTTAAAAGTTGAACAAAAACATTAGCATTAGAAGAATATGTTCTTTGAAGAATTTCCTCTAAGCGATCAGAAAAATATTGATTCACATCTGCATCCATCGCATATTCTGCAAGAATTTTAAATACATCTGATCGTATTTGTAATAAGCGATTGACTTTTGCATAGTCAAATGGTGGAAAAAATTCATCGATAAACTCTTTGTATTTTGCATCATACATTTTTAATGACTTATAATTTTTTTCCACATATTCACGATATTTTTTCTGATTACTTGTACTGTAAAACTCCATCATTTCTGGATAAGTGATATTGTGTAAGTCAGCTTGTGATAATAGTTTTGCTTGTATCTCTTTCAGTGCTTCAGGAAATACACTAGTTAATTTTTTAAGTGTCTGATTTTCTTGTTTGAGCCTTGCTTGATCCTCCAGTTCTCGACGTTTGGTCCAATACTTCGTTTCTATCGTCACTATTGCCACCTCCGCCAAAATTGTATTCACTATCTGGATAAGCACTTCCACTTTCCAATTCCATCATTTCATTTTCATAATCAACATCTGTTACAAATGGAATTTGGCTCTGAATAGTTCGTTTGGATACGTATGGTGCAAGTTTAGGTAAAGCTTCAGCTAAATAACTTAAATCAGTTGGCAAAGATCTAGAGAAAGTAAAAATAATTTTTTCAGGCTCAATTTCTACTTTGTCATGAAACTTAAGAAAAGCAGCAATTGTTTCTGCGCATTCTTTCAATCCTTCTCTAAAATATTGCTCTTTAGTATTTGTTTTCGCTTCTAGGCTAATGATTTGCCACTTGCGAGCTTCTCCAGAACTGTTTGATTTAAACACCTCATCGTTAAAATCGATTGCTTTACAAATGGTGTAAAACTGTTTTTTCAATAGATCCATATGATATTCATTGAAATCTTTTGCTAAATTTTTTGTGACATATTCAGCTTTTGCAGTAGGGGCTTTTAAGTTGATAATCCCTAGCTGATTCATCATTTCTTTAGCAGTGCCTTTGCTCATTGTTGTGCCAGTAACAAGCATGTACGCAAGCTTAAATTGTTCGATTTCGTTTTGTTGATCAGACAAAGCACGATCAATTGCATCTCCAATTTCCTCAGCTACTTCAAAATCACAATAACGATTCGTATTATTTTTAAATTCTGCCAAGGTAATCGTCCCCAAAGGGTTATCGGTCTCATCAATTTTTTTGAACGTTCCGCTTGTAACAAAATTCAAATCACCATAGCAAGCATATGTCAGAATTTTATTTCTTGTCATAACTTTCATTTCTTGAAAAAATTTTTTCTGGTAAGAGTCATACTTTTCTTTGATATAGATTCCGGCATTTCCATATCTTTCTGCTCTCCAAGGTTCAATATTACTTGCTCTTAACTTCCAACCATCATCTTCTTCCACAGGCTCTAGCAATCGGAAAGCTACTCCACAAGCTCCTTGAAAAGTTGCAGTTTCAGAATCAAGCATTGCGAATCTCATGGAATCAAGATTGCTTGTTAATTTGTTAAAAGCTTCTGGAACTGTCGGAAGTTCTATATCATTTTTTAAGAATTTATCTTTTAATCTTTGAATGAGTGTTCTTTTTTGTTCCGATACATCGTAATCCCATTTGATAGGTATACCAGTAAAATGATTGACTGCTTGGTCTACGACAATTGAATACATACCAGCATGAAGTTTATTATTAACTTTTACAATATCAGTGTTAGGCTTTGGTCTATTATCTATTTCATTCTTTTCGCTAGTATAAGCTAGATATTTTCTTTCGCGATCAGCAAAAAATGGTTTCATATCTTCTATAAAACCATTCGGATCAAACATTCCATCTTCAATTTGTGTTGCATATTTAACACGTAGCTTCTTATATCTCTCTAAAGATAATACTGTACTAATCAAAAGCTCACCTCCTAAAATTGAATAAATTGATAGTGACTTGGTGGCTCATAAAACGCTAAAGCCAGTGCGTCAGCAATATCGGGACTACCAATATTTCGCTTTTTCATATCATCTTTACTTTCTAAACGTATACGACTTCTACTTGTCATTTTGAATTTGCGAGTACTTAATTCTTTGATTAACGAACTATCAGAAGGCAATTCAATAACAGGCTGTTCTCCGTTAAGATTTGCTGTCATATTTTCTTCTAACATTTCCTTGATGTTTCCCCATAGTTGAGTACCTAAATTATCGTAAAAATCGTCTTCTGATGTTGAACCGTTATTCACTCCAAACACCTCAAAAGGATAATGTTTGTCTTCTATAAGTTCTTCTAGGCGGTCGGTTACACCACCTCCGACACCAGTGTCATCGACTTTAATCATCACTTTATCAATACTCGGATATTGACTCATTAGATTCTTGGCCATGTTGATGACATATCCTGTTGTTTCCATGGTGCTACGTTTTGAATACTTCTCATACTCCAATGCCCTGGTAGCAATTCTAGGAAAGAGAATCGTAGAATCATCACCATATCGAGCTACGTCGACACCAATATGAGCAACCTTTGTTTTATTGACTAAAGAATCACTAATTTGTTTTTCTGTAGCCAATTCAACTGTTTCAAGACTGATAAATGAATCCAACGCACCTTTCGGAAATTCTCCAAAAATACGGACACGAGCAACATCACTTTCTTTTCCATATTTTTTAAGAATCATTTCTATATTGTCTTTGTTTGTACGTTTACTATCATAGCTTGATACTTTATGAACTCTGTATTTATCACGGTCTGAATTATGGGAATCATAAAAGACACCTTCAATATTATTGGGGTTTCCACACATCAACAGCTTATTATCAAAACCTGATAGCGTACCAAGAATAGCTTCCATAATTGGATCAGACACACCAGAAGCTTCATCTACCACAATCAACATATGGTCCTCGTGAAAACCTTGCATACTTTCTGGTTTAGTCGCTGTTCTAGCCGTAGCAAACCAACGCTCTGAATCACCAACCATATAAATTTTGGTCTTTGTCCACTTCAGTAAGTTTTTGATCAAGCTATCATTTAACCATTTAGCTACCTCTGCCCAAAGTACATCGTAAAGTTGCTTCATTGTCGGAGCTGTTGCTATTACTTTAGCGTAGGGTCGACACGTTAAGAACCAAAGTATTGCTCCTGCTTCTAATGCTGTTTTTCCAACTCCTTGACCAGAACGAACAGAAACCTTTGAAAATTCAGCTAAATCATTTAAAACATTTTCTTGCCATTCATCAGGATTCAAATGCAAAATATCTTGGCAAAAAGCTACTGGTTTATCATAGTAATAATCAATGGCAGAACCAATATCAGCAAAAGGAATAAATTCATTATTCATTTTCTTTCACCGCCCGTTTGTTTGCGGCATTTAAAACTGCCTGTTTCCATTCTTCTATTTCTTCACCTGAATTATTTCCGCCAATTTCATTTGTCTCAGCTTGGATCTTATCAGTCTGAGCTTTAATTAAATCAGTTCTGTATTCATTCATATAAAGTTCATTCATTTGCTTGATGGCTTTAGCTAACTGGTTGCTAATCCGAGTCAATGAATCTTCAATTGAAAGAATATCATCAATTTTGCGATGTTTTTTTCTGCTAATCTGCACATCTTGCATAACCTCACGCTTGATTTCTAGCTTTTTACCATTTTTTTCAATCGGAGTTTTAATCTTTCTTAGCTGCTGCAATCGTTCGACTTCTTCATCATTTAGTCCAGCTTCAGCTTGTTGGATTCTTTTCATCATTCGAAGTTGTCTTATTTTAAGAAGTCGTATTTCTTCGGACAAAGCAAAAGAAGGATCATCATTCAAACTAGAATAGATGTCCTTCTCATTATCGGTTAACGTGTCAAAAAATATTGTTTCATACTCACCTGTTTTCAAAGCGTTTTTATTACCCACTGGCGGAGAAGCTCGGCTATTTCCTTTGTTACCTTTAGCATTTTGATTACCAATAGGAGCGCCACCTTGATTAGTAACGTTACTTTTGCCATTGGTAACGTTACTAATCAATTCAGCGCTCCATTTGTCTTGCGATTTCCATTTTCTAACCTGAGAATCTGAAACATTTAATTCAGATGCAATTTCCTTTAACTGCTTTTCTCCGTTGGATTCTAACCAAATTCTTTTGGCTTCATCACGTCTTGGATCACGTTGTCTTGCCATTCAATACACACCACCTCACATTCTGTTTAGGTTGAGTTTTGTTTTCTAATTTTCAATATCTTTTAGCATTAAATCAGCTTCAATCAATATCTTTAAATCGGAAACTTTGTCTAACTTGATTTGTCCTGATTGGAGATTTTTAAGCCATTTCTTGCATTCTAATCCCTCAAATTCTTGTTAATATTATTTTGAATGTTTGGTTCATCATAGAAACCATGACCGCAATAAACGAGCTTGCACGCATCAATCTCACATGGTTCTGCTTCTCTCCCCATTTCGACAATAGAGTACTTCCCTTTGATTTGTACAGAACGCACAACACGCACTGAACAATCATCAATGGTTCGAGGATATTCATTAGTTAGCGATACATACCAGTAGTTTCTCATTATGTAGCCTCCTTTATGTAAAGAAAAAGACCACTCAAAGAGTGATCTAATATGTAATGCACAGGCAGGGACGTTTCCGATCCTGTGCTTGAGACATTTGACGATTCATTTGTACCGAATCCCAAATCTCAATCTAACCTAACCAGTTATGTAATAGCAACCTACACGATGCACAAAACGCGTACGAAATTGCGCACCCCTATATTTTTAAACCGCCGATGCCTCGGTTGCCAAAGTCACTGGCAAGGAATCGAACCTTGCATGGTTGCCGAAGCATTGACCTAGCACACATGCTTAGCGTCTACCCTTTCCGCCACAGTGACACTATAAAATTATTCTTGGCTGCTACTATTTTTTATTTTGCCCATTTTTAAATCCAATCATATATACATTAAGACAAAGCGCAAAAATTGAAATTATTAATGGAATCATTTCTCTTCACTTACCTTTAGTTATCGTGTGAATAATTAAAAAAACAATAGACAGCAACGGATGATAGATAATAAGAACAATTTAGAAGGAGTTGAAATTCACATCCTTATTCTTAATATTTCCGTTGCTGCCTATCGAAGCTTAATTAAACGATGAGGGAGATTTCCTCCCTTACATTTTATTTTGTCGATCCTGTTTCCTAATTTTTCGACACTATCATAATACAACGTTGAATAGGTAAGTGATTGGTATAAAAAAGGTATAAAATGGAAACCAAATTGGTAATAAAAGGGTATAAAAAGTGTAAAAACTGGCTACTTGAAAGCAACCAGTTCTAACGATGAAGCAAATTGGATGATAATTCTGTTTGATTCTACTTTAACCGATTCTTCGCTAGTATTATTCCTTTGAGCAGTTACATAAATGGGCAGACCATTGATATAACGATCATAGAATATCTTCTTGCGCCTTTCAGTCACATCAGGCTTATGCGGATGCTGTATCGCTGAATAGCCTCGAACAAACAATTTATGCAGATACTCAAATTCTTCCTGTGCTTCTTCTTTATCGATCAGCATTCTTTCTGCTTCAAATATATGATCAGCTGTAGAAGGTGGAACCAAGGAATAAGATGCTGTCACTTTTGGTTCTCGAGGTTGCCCTACTCTACATCTAGCTGATAGATATGCTGAAAGAAACACAGCGACATTATGTTTTGTGCGTTCCATATCAACATCTTTCGCGCTTGGTGTCTCATATTTCTTTACATCGAAAAGTACCATCCTCTGATTCCCCCAATTATGATATAATACTTATGTCGGAAATATTATTCATAGTCGGAGGAATCCGACTTTTTTTATTTTGTACGTGAAATGAGTTCTCCTGATTTATACGCCTCAGCAAATTCAACCAAAGCTACTGCCTTCATTCTGTCTTTTTCTCTATCCCACGCTCTAAACTTCGGTATCATTCGCTGTCCTCCTCGTATTTTTCAATCAATTCCATTACTTTTTTCACTATTTCAAACTCAACCGCTTTTGATTCTTCGAAATCATGAACAATTTCTGGAAACAGTACATCATCAACTACCCACAAAATAATCTGGCGCTTTCCACCAAAATTTATGATTAGATGGTCCGATTCCACAGATAGTGTTGCTCCTGATTCGATATCATATAAATCCATGCTGAATTGAACGAGTTTTTTTATCATTTGCTGTCCTCCTCAAATACTCTTCTAATATTTCTTTATACTTCTCTACAAATTTGAAACGATCTTGATGAAGTTTCTTGCTCCAATTTGTTTGCCGATCCAGCTCACGCATCTGATCGAACCCTTTTTGAATTTCGTTGTAATAAAATTCAATGTTTGCTGCTGCTTTCCAATGCCTGCTACTTCGCACTCCTGCTCCTGTTTCAGCCATTTCTAACTTAACTAATTCAGCTCGTTCTTTTGATTTTTTGTCTTTCTGAATCTTCATCATGATTTTCTTGAGGATGATGTCACTGTATTGTGTAATGAGATCCATTATCTCTCCTCCACATACCTAAACTGTCGTCCTTTTGAATCAATCCATAAGCTCCTAGCTCTATCCCAGATAATGTTTTTGCTTAATCCAGTAATTTCAGATAACTGTTCAGCTGTACCTGTTACTAGAATTCGATCACCATGCCAGATTGCAATTTTTCTCGGCGTTTTCCGTTTAGGCTTTTCAGTCCACATTGATTTACCGAGCTTTTGGACTTCTGCAACTATTTCTTTGTCTTCCTGCCAAGATTCTNNGACTTGGTTAATTCAGCAATTCGTTTCATTGTCGCTTTCTTATCCACGCTCATTCCTCCAATCTACGAATTTCCCTTCTTAAGTTCTCTATGTGCAAATCGATTGCCTTTCTCGCCGTTTCATTGACCATCACTGCCTTTGTTCGTTCTAGATCGTCAATTTCACGCTGAATGTTTCGAATACGCATTTGAATCACTTCTTCTGTTGTCATGATGGACCACCTCGTTAAAAACGCTCTTCCTTGAACGTATTCCGATATTTTTTAGCTAATATCAACGGCGCTTGATATTGATGACAGAACAACTTTGCCTTGATCTTAAAGTCTTTTGTCTGCATTCCTTTGACATCTACGACTTTGACAAGTTTGCCGTTTTTATAAAATGTGAAGTCGGGAATATACTCGATCTTGCGATACTTCTTTCCGTCTAGTTCAAATTTCGGCATCAGCTCAAATCTTTCCTGAAGTTTTACTTTCCAGCCATTTGCTTCAGCTTGCCACAAGGCTAGATCGTAATACTCTGCTTCTGCGATAGAATCAAACTTGATACCTCGATGAACAGTTTTTTTATTACGGTATTTATTCATGCGATACTACCTTTCACTGGTTTTATGCGCTTGTCTGCTGTTTGTTGGAATTTCAGCGCATAACCTTCTGAATTCTTAAATATCCTAGAAACAATTCTTTCACCGTAGGCTTCTCTTAGTTCAGGACCAGATAAGTTTGTTGTGATGATCGTTGCCTTGTTCTGTCTGGCTTCTAAGAGCGTGTTTAACGTGTTGTTTGTAAACTGCCTACTATTTGATACCCCACTACCTAATTCAGCTCCAATATCGTCAAAAACCACCAAATCAGTTGTTTTAATATCGGCTATAAGCGATCCTTCAATTTCTTTTCTCAGTTCAGTATTGTTATAAGAAAACTTTATTTGCTCTAATAATTCTTGATAGCTTATAAAAAGTATTTTCTTGTCATAATTTGAGCGCTCAAGTATTTCCCAAGCTGTGGCCATTGATAAGTGGCTTTTTCCGCTTCCTGATTTCCCTGATAGAATGAAATGTGCAGGATGGTTCAGCAGAACCTCATTCGTATAGCTTTTTGCTTTTTCTAAAGCGATTTTTGTTTCTTGATCCACTACGTGATAATTTTCCATTTTGCATTTAAACAAAGTTTTATCTGTTAATACCGAACCATTTTGAAAAAAACTCAACGCTCGTGCTTTTAAGCTATCGTTATATATCCGTTCGGTCTGTATATCCTCTTTCACACGTAACGCTTTATAACCACAACTCATGCATGTTGGTTTACAACGTTCTGAACCATCCTTATTTTTAGCTCGCCAACTATACAAAGGTTCGCTACATTCTGGACATTTTCCGCTTTGCACTAATACTCTTCTTATTAGTTTCTCCATAGCATTTGCTAGGCTTTCCATGTGATGCATCTCCTTTTTAAATTGGCAAGTCGTCATATTCACTAGGATTGCTGTACTGTAGTTTTTGACTTTGCTTTTTATGATTCTTCTTGTCTGCTTTGATTTCGAATTTGAGCTTCTCAAATTTTTCTCTCAATTTCTTAGCACTTCTAATATTTCCAAACCAAAATTCATTTGTAGGTAGCCAATTGATCACATACTCAATCGCTTCTATAGATGCTTTATCTCTTTCTTCCATCAACCTGATTGTGTCTGCCCATTTTTCGATATCTACTTTGTTCATTTCTTTTGGAAAATCTTCAGTTAAATTACTTTGCAACTTTTTAGCAAGGCGTAAGTGTTCGTCAGAATACTTACCTTTCTTTTCTTCTTTATCTATATCTTTATCTTCTTCTATATCTTTATCTGTACCGTCACGTGACGTCACGCTAACGTCATTTTCCAATTTGAGACGTTCCTGTCTCTTTCTTTCCCTGTATTTACGGTTTCTTTCAGCATTTTTTAGCCTTACTTTATCCATACCCTCGATATTTTGATGTTTTTCCCAATTACTGATGGCAATTAGTCCATCACTGCTTAGATCAATCATGTTGAAATTTGCCAATGTAGTTAGCGCTAAGCGAACCGTATTTACGTTTTTGCCAAACAATGTAGCAAGCATTTCTTCGGTATAAGGCATGTTCCTCTGGATATATATCAGACCATCGTCGTTAGTCTTTCCTGCTAAAACTAGTAATCGAATCCATATAACGATGATGGCATCCGACTCAGGAACAGCTTGGATTAATCGTATTTTTTCATCGTCAAACATAGTAGTTTTAAGTTTGATCCAACTTATCTCAGCCAAATTTATCCTCCTATCCTTAACTTTTTAATTGTTTCCTGGTTTAACTTGATCCCTTTGATTTGATATTTATTTTTGAAATTGATCACACCTATTTTGTGTTTCTCTGTGTGATGGATTCTGCAGAGTGCTGCAAATGTGTACTCTGAATGATCAACTTCTTTGCGCTTTCGTCTTCCCAGCGCTTTGTCAAAGTGATCGATATCAGCTCCTGTTTTGCCACAGATGCAGCAGACTCTTTTTGTAATGCATTTGTAGAAGTAATACTCTTGATTCGCTGGTAAAATCTCATATCCTTCTTTGAAAGGAATATGATGTTCAAAGATGAAATCTAGGATGATATTCGCTAAGATATTGGCATCACTCACGGTTGTATTCGATTCGTCTTTGAGGCTTATTTCGCGCCCTGTGACACCTTCAAAACGGAAGTAGAAGAATTCCTTCCAGAAGTCCGTTGGCATGCCTGTATCGATGAAAATATCGCCTATGAGCGCATAGATGAAGTTTCTTTGCTGTACTGTGAACCGTCGTGGATCAATAAAGCGAATTTCAATGACTCGATCGCCATCATATCCGTCATACATCGTTTTCAGCCGTTCGATATTTACTTCTTCGTTGATTGTTGCACCAATGTCGTTACCTTTAAATTTCTTTAGTACCGCCGAGTATGAATCTATTAGTGGTTTAAACACTCATATCACTTCTCTTTTGTTTCTTCTCTGTACTGATCTTCAAGCCAATTAACGCCTCGTTTTAGAATGCCCAAGTCTCTCTTGGTCCATTTACTGTCATCAGCGGTTATGGAAGCTGCATCAGTCAATGCAACAATTGCTTCATCAATTGATTTTTCGTACTTGTTAGCAACCAGTTGTAAATTCGATTTGCCCCAATCAGGATCGGCCAAATATTGATCTAGAGTGGAAAGTTCATTTTCCATATGTTAAAATCTCCTTAGTTATGATTTTTTGAGTGACTCATTGCTTTGGTCGGCGGAGTCACTTTTTTATTTGTTGCCATGCTTTTTTCTTTTCGATATGTTGCTTGCTTAAAATAATAGAACGGCTATTTGCCCACCAATTATCAGCAATCACTTTACCGATTTTTAGCGCTTCTTCTCGTGCCATAGTTGCTCCTTTCTTTTGAGTCAAGCAGATTGATTAAAACCATCAATGCTGCGAACAAGCTTCCTCCGATAATACTTTGGTGCGCTACAATCACTAATAACCCCAAAATGAATCCTATAAAAAGTGTGTCTGTCTTCTTCATAATCTAATCTCCCTATTTTTTATTTCTAGCATTCTCAAATCCTCAAGTTCAGAAGCAATTAGTTCAGCTTGTCTATCTGATAGCTCATCGGATTTTCTAAGCGCTGCACGATCATCTTGTAATTGTTTTCTACGCTGTTTAATCAGACCTAGAATTTGATGTTCTTGTTGCAATGTGTAGGACATAAAATCATTCTCCTTTGCCTTTAGAACTCAAAGTTTTCTTTCAAAAATCTTTGGAGTTCCGATCGTTCAATTCTGATGTCTAACTTGCTCCACTGCTGTGTTTTTAAGCCTAGGCTTATCCAATGTGTTAATTTGTCATCACCAATGCCTAAAACTTTTTTTACCTCTGATTTGTTTGGATATGGAGGAAGCTCTACTGATTTGTTCATAAGGTGTAATCGTTCGTCCAATGAATTAAGAACAGCATTCGTAATCTGTGTAGTTAATTCGGAAACTACTAAATTATCTGGAATTGTTATTTGCATGTTATTTCTCCTTCTCTAACTCTGCTAGTGCTGCCTCAATTGGCTTGATTTGTTTATCTGGTTTTCTACGCCCATTCATAATGTCCGACATATATGGTCTAGAAATTCCGATAGTATCAGCTAACCAGTTCTGAGACTTTCCGTATTTTGCTAATTGAATTCTGACTTTCAAAATAAATTCTTGTGACATCGTCATTCCTCCTCTAATAAATCGATTTCTGGAATATATCCTTCTTTTTTCAGCGACTCATAAATGAACAGACGCCCTTTTTGAGTCCATTTTGTATTCATCACAACTTTTGTTCCGCCATCAGATTTCGGAATCTCAGTTGTATGAGATTTTGTGTAACCCTGTCTCATGTGTTTTTTGCATAATAACCATTGGTTGCCTACTTTTTTCTGAATACCTAGCTTATGAAGTAGTTTGTTCATCTGTTGTGGAGACATCCCATAATCAGCCGCGATTTGACTAATAGTTACTGAATCTGTAGAAGATAAGATACTATCCAAATACGAAATTTTGGGTTCGTATTCTGCAATTTTTTGTTCTGCGATTAGTCTTCCAGTACGTTCTTCTTTCAACTTAGTTGCTAATTGGATGATTGTATCTGGATTAAGCAAAGCTTCTTCTACTTTTTCTGGAGTTAGATAACCTCCATGTTTTCTAATTGCTGGCAACACTTCGCTAGTCACCCAACGTTTAAATTTCTTAGCATTTGGTTGTTTGCTTCCTAAAATTAAGGAGTACAAACCTGATTCGTTAATAATAGTTAACCCTCTAGGCGATTCAAAAGTACCGTTTTGGTAGTTTTGCCGATCTTCTACATCGACGTGTCTGTTAATATCTCTACTACCATTTTGGTACCCTAGAACTTTAGCCACATCTTTTCCAACAAAAAATGGTTCATCATGTATTGTTACTGTTCTTACTTCATGTTGTTCAAAGTTAAAAATTTGCGGTGTGTTCATTTTTGCTCATTCCTTTCTTTGATATAATTTTGAATAGAAAGCGAGGTGAAAATAGTATGGAAGAATTTAATATGGATGTCGACGCCTTATTCAAACAAACCGTATTCAAGACTGTTAATAAAGAATTCAAAATAGACTTCCAAAATGACGAATCTTTTCCAACAGAAATTGAATTATTCGAAGAACTTTCTCAGAGCGTTTCTGAGTCTTTTTCTCGTCAGTTGCAAAAGAATTTTTTTGATGCTCTTGTGGATGAATTTCATCAACAACAGCACTAAACTTTTGGTCTTTAAAATTTAAAGTTATTAAAGCTCCTTTTGCGGAAGGAGTTTTTTTATTTTGTTTCATGATGTTTCCTCCTTTTCTTTAAATATGTAAGCTAATAAAATTAGCTAATTTTTATTGACATTTCTATCCAACTGTCTTATATTTATATACAGTTAAATAAGCCTAGAAAAACCCTAAAAATTAACATTCTTAGTTTGCCGACCTCGAATTCGTTTATTTTATTAGGTGTATTTCTTGTTGCTTGTTAGCTTATTAAATTAGCTTACGAGTTAAATATAAGACAATTGGATAGATTTGTCAACTACCTTTCTATCTTTTTGTATAAATTATTATCGTACGCTCTAGGAAGGTTGATTTGACATGCTTTTCGAAAGGGTTAAAGAGCTCTGTAAAAAAAGAGGTATTTCTATTTCTGAATTAGAAAATAGAATAGGATTTGGAAAAAACTCTATTTATAAATGGAAGACACAAAGTCCTAAAATAGAAACTTTGCAAAAAGTTGCTGACTACTTCCATGTATCAACAGATTATTTGCTAGGACGCACAGATGATCCTAACGCGGGAGTTGCACCAGAGGAAAGAAAACTAACCGTGGAAGAAGCTTTAGCATCTGTTATGAGTAGCGACGGAAAACCGCTCACCGATAATGATAGGGAAATACTATCAGCTATGATTGAAGCATATTTAGAGAAAAAAGATAACTAAATAAGTAGGTGAGTCATTTGGACAGTCAAATTGAAATGATAATTAATGAACTCGGCGTTAAGGTAGAAGAGCGTGAAAACCTTGATGCCGATGGCCATTATGTTGCTTGTATGAATACCATAGTAATAAAAGCTAATTTATCTAAGTATAGAAGACAAAGAACCTTATTACATGAATTAGGACACGCTTCTAAACATCATGATAATTATTTTTTATATAACTTAGCATTCTCTCTCCATTCAAAAATGGAATATGAGGCTGATCGCTTCATGATTGAAAAATTATTAGATAGATATATTGCAAAGTCTGAATTAGAACCACACAATATCAATTACATGAAATTTATAGAAGATAACAATTTAAGCGTTCGCTTCGAACCACTTGTGAAAGAATTATTAAAAGCTCGCATCTATTGTTATGCAGCTCTCTAAAATTTTTTAAGCAAAAAAGAACATACGTTCAAAAATAGAAAGGTGAACAAAAATGATATATACAGAATTCAAAGAATGGTTAGAAAAAAGCACAACCGGATACGAAACATTTATCATCAAAGCTACTAATTATCAAATTGAAAAAAACAAAAATAGACCCCAAAAAAAACGCTGGGATGATAAGAAAATAGATAAAGCTGTATTAGAAATGTGGAAACAAGTCGTGACTAACTTGTATCAAACAATTCGTAAAGAAAAAGGAGTTCCATTAATTAACGGGAAGGAAATATGGCTTGAATTTATAGAGGAACAAGGACTGATCGAATTTTTCAATGATAGCATGGCAGAATTAGAATTTGAATAGGGGTAATATTGATGGCAATGATAAAACAATATAAAAAGAAAAATGGCGAAAAAGCATGGTACTTTAAAACTTATCTCGGTATTGATCCGCTAACTGGAAAGAAAAAATATACTACTAAACGAGGATTTAGAACACAAAAAGAAGCAAAAACAGCACTTTCTAGGTTAGAACTAGAATTACAAAAAACAGGAATGCCCACAAGTACAAATACTACTTTCAAAGAAGCAGCAGAATTATGGCTAGAAAGCTACAAAAAAACTGTAAAAGAAAGTTCATATTCAAGGACTAAAATAATCTTTAATAAACATATATATCCCAAATTTGGAAATATTAA